ACTTTGAATGGTGGTAGCGATAATATCGGTGATTGCTGAGTTAGCAAATGCCATGATATATCCTTTTTAAGTTAATTAAAGCCTACCGTTCTCTGCATCAGCCAATTGGGCCATCAACAGAGAGCGCCTGTCCTTTGCTTCTACTTTCGCCTGTGTTCCGTTAGGAGTAACGGATTTTGGACTAACAGCAGTCGCTTTGGCTCGTGCTACTTGCTGGGCTTTAGACGCTTGTTTCTTAGCATCGGTCAGGAGTCGTTCCTGTTCCTTTGCCCAAACTTCGTCATTCAGGCGCACAGCTTTGGCATAAGCCGATTCAAGGTCTTGGGCCTTACCAAGCTCAAGTAATTGAGCCATCTCTTCCCTAACCATATCAAAGTGCGGAAACCGCTCCTTGTCACTTCTAACACGCTCGATTTCTGACATCAAACGCGTTTGTTCTTCCTGCTCAAACCTAGACTTAATCGTGCTGACCTCTTGGTTCACCTGATTAAGCTGTTGCATCAACTGCTGAGTGTATGCATCAAGCGGTTGTTGCGGTTCGTTAACTTGATTTAAGTTTACCCCATAATCTTGTGCAAGTCTATGAAACATTTGCACCTTCTGCTCGTAAGGTGCTTTTGTCAAAATCATGTGAGCGCGGCCAAGGTTATTAATCCATGCGGTCGGATGAATGCCTTGCTGTTGCAACTCAGGAATAAACGGGCTAATGGCTTCTTCCAAAGCCTTTGCACGCTCGGCTTCTGCTTTGTAAACCGACACACCTTTTTTGAACTCGTTTTCACGCTGGTTCAGGTACTCAAGATGCTTGCGGCTTTCTTCTTTGGTCAGCGTTTCACCCTTGGCAATCTTATCCCACAAGGGCAATAAGTCTTTTTTCCATGTGGTTGGCTTTGGAATGTCCTCAGTAATCAATTCTTGTTCTACGGCTTGCTCCGGCTCTTCCTCGGCGCTTGTTTCAACTTCCGGCGCTTCTTCTTGTTCTTCGGATGGCTCCTCTTTGCTTACAAACTGTCCTTTTTCGTTGCGGGCAGGCTCCACTTCAACTTCAGGTTCCTGAACTTCCTGTTCCTCGACTTCAGGCTCCAATGCCTCATCTAATGCGGCCTCTAACATTTCTCTGCGGTCTGCCATGATTGCTCCTTTCAACGGTAATTTAATTTAGCGTAAGCAAGTTCGGCAATCTTGCGTTTACGTGCTTCGTGGTCTTTTTTGCTCATTTCTACGGGCTTGTGCTGTTTTGGCACGTCGTTGCCCAACTCAATCATTCGGTGCTGTTTTAGGTGTTCGCGGTGGTGGCTACGGGACTTAATCCATGTGCCATCAACCTGAGATACATAGCCTTCAATGTCCGGCATCACCATGGGGGCTTCGCGGGCGGTCATTTCTTGCTTTTGTCGCCAAGCCTCCTCGGCTTCCGGTGTGCCAAGGGTATAACCCCAAAAGTCGAGGTATTTTTCTTTGTCGGTTTTGGTTTCAACGTGGTTGGATTCGGTGTATCCACATTTTGGGCAAATCATAAGGACTCCAATAAATGCGGCAACTTGTGCCAGTCGTGTTGTCTTAGCGGTACAACTGAGTCGTACCACACCCCGTTTTTCCATCGCCAGCAGATATAAGCATCTTCCGGCAACAGTAAAAAGCATTTGACCCCAAGGGCGCCCGCAAGGTGGGCTGTAGCGGTATCCGGTGCAATAACCGCTTTCATGGCTTTCATGTGGCAGGCGGTCTTGTAAAAGTTCTCTTTCCACCCGTCAGGCGGCAGGGGCTGAAATATGTCGTCTGTGGCCAAATTTAGGGAATAAAGGTCATTACCCAGCATTTCCCGTATGACCTTGACGTCGATAGATTTGACGTAATGTAGCGGCCCTGTGCTTGCGTGCCAATTCACCCCCACCTTACGCTCAATTTGGCTTGGTGTTGCGTTTAAATAGCCCTCTGCGCCGACAATTCGTTCTTTGCTAATAGGGAATGACTGCCGGACGTACATGGGCGCGTGCATAGCAAAAAAAGGCAGGCTCATAGAACCAACCCAATAGTCTGCTTCTAAGGGTTTACCCTCATCACGAATACAAGATATGGTATCAATGCAGTCCATTTGACCAAGCAACTGCATCATGGATTTGTGGCACATTACCGAGACTTCTTTTGCACCCCATGCTTTAAGCATCGGCAGGAATCGGGCGAACTGAATCACATCGCCAAAGCCTTGCTCCATCTGTACGGTGATGTGTTTGTCATATAAACGCTCACCATTCCACTTGGGCGCTTTAATCCACTTTTCCCACTTTTCACCGGTTGCTTCGCGGGTTTTGGGATGCCACCGAAATTCGTATAGGCGAAAGCCGGATTGGTAATGCCCCATGTGGAGCAAGTCTAGACCTTTTTTATACTGTAAATACGGTGTCATAAAAGCATCAGTAAGGATTCCTCATCGTCCAACTCCGCTAGTCGCTGGGCTTCAAGAATCGCTAACTGTGCTTGTATTTCAGCTTGTTGCCTTCTCAAATCTACCGCCCGCATCAACTTGCTTCGTTGGTTCTCAAGGTAGGCGATAGACTGCTCAAGTTCTGTAGTGTCGACTGACGGTTTATCAGCCTTAACCTCTTGTGCAGATTGTAGTTTATTTTTCTTAACTTTTGCAACAGGCTGTGGGTCAACTAAATCACGAATCTGTTGTTTTCTGCGTTGCTTGGCTTCTTGCTGTGCTTTGTACAGTGCTAACTGCTTGGCGCGTATCTTTGCGTCTAGTTTTCTTGCTCTGCGGATTTCTTCCGGTGTGAATCCGTCATGGGTATCCATCGTGGTTGGGCTTGGTTCAGGGCCAAGTTCACCAACCAGCAAAGCTACGTCGTTTTGGTCGGTTGTATCAAGGATGCCATCAACACCGACTTCACCAGCCAAAGCCGCAGTGTCATTACTGTCGGTTGTATTGATGGTTCCGTTGACTGCGACCGCGCCCACAAAGGCATCAGTATCATTGGTGTCGGTTGTATCTAAGACCCCGTCAACGCGGTTCTCGCCGCTAAGTAAGGCAAAGTCGTTGCCATCGGTCGTATTGATTTGACCTTCAACCAAGACCTCACCGGCAAGGTTGGCTGTGTCGTTGCTGTCTACCGCATACAGGACACCGGTAATAACCGGCAGACTAATGTCGGATATTGCCTGTTCGGAAAAGGCATTAAAGCCCAGCATATTAGAGGACTACCCAGCGTGAGCCGCTTGATACCGTAACTGTGACACCGCTTGCAACGGATACGGGGCCTGTTGACATACCGGAATCCCCTGAGGCGATGGTGTAGTTTGCTGTAATGCTTTGATTATTAACAATAATTCCGTTACTTGCCCGCATGATTTGGGCGGTCAATGTCGTGCCGTTGTAGGTAAAGTTAGCCGACTGATTTGGGGTTGTCGTGCCTTGACCGTATGGGACGTAATTCGTCGTGTAAGTAAACGGTACGTCGGGCGCGGTATTGGTAACGGTAAAGCTAGGATATGTGCCTGTAACGCTAATCCCTGTGCCAGCAGTAAGACTAACGGTTTGGTCAGGAGCAGTGTTGGTAATGGTGACGTTACCAGTTCCAGCCGATACGCTAATGCCTGTGCCTGCGGTTGCTTGGGTTACACCAGCGTTTGCAATGGTAACTGACCCTGCCCCTTCGGTAATCGTAATGCCTGTGCCATCGGTTAGATTAGCGTTTTTCCATACCCCAACAGGGGTTGTAGTAGCGTCATAAATTAAGACATTACCGCTTTGGGGTGATGTTATGCGTACATCGTGCAATTCGTCTAGTTCGTAGCCGTTGTCAATCTTGACATAGATAGAACCGACAATGTTATCTACCCGTTCTACCCATCCAATAACAACTAACTGGTCGGGGGCTTGGGGTTTTGTGGTTGTTACCGCACCCGCAGTCGTAGGCGATAAATAGACCGTAGCCCCTGCGGTTAAGCCTAGCGTGTTTAGTTTATACAAAGCACCCGACACAATAATAAAGCCTTCAGCACCGCTAGTCATGGTTTCAGCGACTAATCCGATAGTGCCAAAGGATGTTGCCTCAACGTCGGCTCTTGCCAGCTTGACAGCAACTCGGTTGCCCTGTGCGCCTGAAATATAGACCGCTTGACCTTTAGTTAAGGTGGTTCCGCTGTCGTTATAAACGCGGGCATATTCTTGCGTACCAATCTGCAAGGTGACGTTGCCACCCTTTAAACCGTTTGCTAATACACCGTCGCCATCATCCCAATACAACTTTGCTGTAGCTGAGTTTTCTGCGGCCGCAGTGTCAAAAGTGATTGAGTCCGGTGTAGAAATGTCGCCTGTAATCCCTGAAACGTTAACAATGGTTTGGGAGATACTGCCTGTGGCATCTGTATATACAGCCTTGCCAGCAGGGTAGTCACACCATATTGTTTTCTGCCCAGCTGAGAACGTCACCACGCTTCCAGCGTTGCTCGATGCCAAAATGGTGTCACGAGATAGGGTTGATGGGCTAGTATATGTACCAATACCCACTTCCCACTCGGAGCCACCGTCCAAATAGACAGCGTAATAGGTGGTGTTTCCGTTGCCAATCTGACCAAAGGAATCGTAGCCGGTAACTGCGCCGGCAAGCGCAAATGAGCCTGTCCCGACGGTTGTCGTCGTTTCCTTGACCCTGTCTTTTAGGACTAAAGCCATGATTTATCCTTATTGGTTGGCGCGAATAATAGTTCCTGCGCTAATACTTACGACTTGTCCGGTTGCAATGCTGGTGTTATTTAATACCAAGTCGGCATCGCTAGTCGCTACAGAACCATCCATGACGACCGTCGTGCCATCAGATTTAGTGATGCGAAAGAATGTCGCGGTATTGGTGGCCACAGCAGTGCCGTTAGCTACGCTTGATAGGGTAATCGTGCCGTTGCTGTCCGTACCAAATGCACCGGTTACAGTCAACGTGACCAGCAAAGTCTGCCCTGAAATCGCAGTATTTGCGTTGGCAGGCTGGCTTCCAGCATAAATGTTAATTAACGCGCCCGAACCAGCATAGGTAATCAAGCCCTGCTGTTGAGCATTACGTGTTCCATTGGAATATTTGAGGTTTGTTGGCATTATTGGACTCCCACTATTTTACCGTTTTCATCGCGGATAACTTGTTTTGGCTGGTTCAATCGGTCAATCAAAGCCGCCAAAACTTGAGCCATTTGATTGTTGCTGTTTTGCATATTTTCTATAACGGGTTGTAGCGGATGGTTTGCCATGTTTGGATACCCCATTTGGTCTTGCATAATCTTAGCTTGGCTGACAGCTTCCATAAACGCTTCGGAACCATCAGTAAGCCCCTGAGTAATACGAGCAGTTTCAATTTTAGTGCTGTTATCAAGATATGCCAACAAGATAGCCTTGTTGCTATCCATCTCAGCCTTCATCTTTTCTAGTTCGGCTTGCATTGCAATCTCGCGCTGGTTGCGCTGGTCTTCAAGCTGGAACTTAAGCTGATTCTCTTGGGCTTGGTATTCCTGCTTGGCCTTCTCAGATTCGGTCTGTGCTTGCAACTTCTGCATCTCAATTTGTGCGGCCGCCTGCAATTCCTGCATCTTGGCTTGGGCTTGCGCCTGAATCTTTTGAACTTCAACGGGTGGCGGTTTGGGTTGGTTCTGCATAGCCTTGGCTTGGTTTCTAAATTGGTCGGCGGTTTCGTCAATCAAGCCTTCCATACCCTTACCAGCCTTAAACGCTGTGACACCAAACTTCAACATTTCCATAAGGAGCGGGGTAAGTTCAGGTGCAGTGGTGGCAACAGGCAAGGCTTGGTTCATGAACTGACTCATGGCGCTCAAGAACTCAATCCGGTCTGCCTTTTCCTGTTGCTCGTCTTGGAAAATCATCGAGTCGCTGGTGACTTCAATGCGGAAGTTCTTAGCTGGCTCGTCCTTTAATAATTGCAAGGCTTGCGGAATAAGCGCTTGGTCTTGTGGGCTTAACTGCATAGCACCGCTTATTTGAACGATAGTATCTTCGGTAAAGTGCTTGCAGATAATCTGTGCTTTGATGCGGAGCAGTTCGGTCGCAAAGTCCACAACTGCGTGTTGCATAGTCTTTAGACGTCCCGCCGCATTATTAGATTTAATGATTTGTGCGCCCAAAGTCTCGTTCGGGTCGGTCTGTCCACGCTGAATGTCAGCAATACCAATAATCTCGTAGATTTGACCTTTAATCTGCTCCATGGCTTGGTAAGCCATTTGTAAGGCTTGGGCAAACGGTGCAAGGTCAACAAGGTCAATCGCTCCTCGCATTCCCTGCTTCTCAGCAAAGGCTTGCCAATTCTTGACAGGAATCAGGGTATTGTTCTCGCCTTCAGAGAACAGGCGGGCAAGGCTGGATTCGGATGCGTCGTACACACCGCGAACCTTCAAAGCATTTACAAGGCCATCAATACGGTCAGCCAGCGTGTCTAATTGCTTGGCTTGGTCTTGGTATAAAACAAAGTCGGGAACCGGCTCAAGGCTATCGGTTGTTAACGTAGCAAACAAAGGTTTGGGGCATGGGAAGAAACCCTCAAGCTGTAGCGGGTCGTCCTTTTCATCAAGAATCTCACCCATGGACTTGCTAATCCAAAAGACCTTGCCTTGCTCTTTGTCCCAAATCTCATAAATACAGGCTTGGTAATGTTCTGCGGTAACTTGTTTGGATGCCCATTTATCGGACTCAGGCTTGGTATCCAAAGGAATCTTGCCGCCAACTTCATCACCAAACCGGTCAATCAAGGCTTGACGGCTCATGTAGACCTTGCGCCAGACTGCGGTTACTTCTTCCCAAGTACGAGCAACAGTGTGGCCAAAATCGCGCCAATGCACATAATCCACTGGAGCGCACTCATATTCAATGCGCTCCTCCGATTCCACCAATTCAGCGTCTTCCGTTTCTGCTTCATCTGCGTCCTCTGTGATTTGCACACCGTTACCGACGTCTTGACCGGCAAGCCCAGTGTTTAAGTCGTTTTGCTCTGCAACAATATGTGGCTCATAACGAACCCATGCAGTACCGCGCCCACCAAGCAGACGGTCAAATACAGCATTATCCATCGCGGATTTATAGTCGCTGTAATGCTCAATCTCATATTCCAAGGCACGCTCAAGCATGGTTGAGGCTACGCGCCCAATAGGGTCGTTATCCCTGAACCGACGGCTTACGTCAGGACGTGGCAAGCGGGCAAAGATGGCAGGCTTGATGACCTGAACGTTTGACCACAGGATATTAAAGCGTGCGTTGGGGTTATTGCGTGTGCGGCTGTCATCACGATACCGTTTGATGATTCGGGGGACTCTTGCCTCCCATTCCCTGAAAGACTTGTCATATTGGGCGATGGTGTTATACCAGTCTTCGTAAGTCTTGTTCAGGGTGTCGTTCATATTTAATACCTTTGGTGAGTAGTCTTTGGTGTGGATTTCCACATTTCTTCAAGGGTTACGTCAGTCTGTCCAACAAATATGCCTTTAAGCGGTTGATTTTGCTTTTCAATTTCTGACTCATCTCGCCAAGCAATTGAAAGCATACGAAAAGCGTCCGCTCCATGGCTCGTCCAATCATGCCGAGGCTTGTCTCGAAATACTTTTTTATCTTCATCGTATTCCCTTTGATACTGCCGCAAACACTCAATTCCATCGTTACACTTCATTCCGTCAAACCAAGTGCGGGCCAAAGCCATGCGCGTTGCTTGAATACCGTCTTGCAGTGACAAATTAGGTACTATTTTAAACAAATTTCCACTTTTTTGGGGTAATTTGTCAATTAATTGTTCAATTATTGACTTACCACCGCTTGCTAATGTCTTGGCTCTTGCATCGTGCGGCAACCAATGAGTGCCATATTCGTACGGTCGCTCCTTGATTTGGTTGGCATAGTAGACGATGGGTTGACCATGCGCCTCATGGTAATCAAGAATTCGTATCTCACCATGAACGACCTGATACCACCAAATAGCGGTGGCATCGTTAAAGCCCAAATCCCAAGCCGTATTGACAGGGAACATTGGGTCGCACTCAACCTTGGTAATCCTGCCGGCATCCGTAATCAAGCGCATCTCAGTTCCATAGATGGCCCCAAGCAGTGATGCTTCAAATGAACACTCAAATTCTTGCTGAAATTGGTCGACGGTCATAGAACGCAGGGCATCGTCTAATTCAGGCTGGGGAATGATGTTTGTTTGGCTTGCCCGCAGGGTTCTAGAGTACCAAGAGTCCTGATTTAGGCTGGCATATTGGTATATATCATAAAACGCGTTGTGGCCCTTTGGAGTCCCAATAAACACCGCCCAACCCATACGGTCGGACAGAAGTGGGCGCAAGACGCTACCCCATACGCTGGGCTTCATATCTGCGTACTCGTCCAAAATAAGACCATCTAGGTATAAACCCCTAAGTGCGTCAGGATTGTCTGCACCAAATAGCCTGATTCGCGCCCCGTTGATAAGCTCTACCCAAAGCTCGGAAACGTTGTGTTTAGCCCTAAAAGGCTCGGAAAACTGCATCAGGTAGTCAAAAGCGATGCTTTTAGCCTGTGCGTAGTACGGGGCAATATATGCGTAGCGTGCGTTTGGCTTCTTTTCTAACAGGGCTTTGACGATTAACTCGTTAATACAGGCGACCGTTTTCCCTGCCCGTCGGTGAGCCACAATGACTGCCCAGCGCTGTTTTCTTTTATGAAAGTCCTCAAAGATTGGGCGCGGGCGGTACTTTAACTTGATTTTAGGCATCAGCCCAAGTTATCTTGATTTCACCGCCATCGGTGCCGGATACCTCGTTGACCTGAGTTTCCTTCCAACGGGCGCGGGTTTTGAGCCAAAAGATAGCCGCCGCAGTATTACCCTTTTTAGCTTGCTGGAATAGGGTGCCAGCAATAGCCGCGTTGGCATCAATCCTGCCTTCGTCCAACTCGTCCTTGTAATACTTGACCAGCGTGTCAGCGCTTATCTTTAGCCTTGTAGCGATGTCCTCATGCGGGCAACCAAGGGCTGACAAGCGTTTTACTTGCTCTTGGCTCTCTTTGGTGGGTTTGTGGGGTGGTCTGCCTTTTTCTGCCATTTTTATAACTCCGACAAAATAGCTTGTTTACCAGTGAAATCTTCCCAGCGTTTGACGATGACGTCGCAATACTTGGGGTCTAGTTCCATTAAACGGGCTTTTCTGCCTGTTTTCTCGCAAGCAATAAGGGTTGAGCCGGAACCCCCAAACAAGTCCAACACAACGTCCTGTCCTTTGGTGTTGTTGAGTATTTGATATTCCATCAGTTCCACAGGCTTCATGGTGGGGTGTATATCGTTAACCCTAGGTTTTTTGCATTCAATAATGGTGGTTTGTTTACGGTCAGATGCCCAAAGATGCGCGGCTCCGTCCTTCCAACCATAAAGGCAGGGTTCATGCTTCCAATGGTAATCCTGTCGCCCCATAACCATGCTGTCTTTAGCCCAAATAAGGGTTTGTCTTACTGTCCAGCCAGCATCCCGACACGCGCCCCTAAAGTTATACCCTTCGGAATCTGCGTGCCAAATATAGTAAACCGCGCCCTGCTTCATGACTGCATCGGCGGCAACAAAGGCATCCCGCAAAAACTGTCGGAATGAACTGTCGTCCATGCTGTCGTTCATAATTTTCAGCTTGTCTTTGGTTGCACCCTCATAGTTCACGTTATAAGGTGGGTCTGTCACCAATATATCAACCAAGCCATCGGTCAGCTTTTCTACAGACTCAATGCTGGTGCTATCCCCACACATAAGGCGGTGTTCGCCCAAAATATACACGTCGCCCAGCTTTGTTTTGGGTTCTTTTGGTACTTCCGGCACTTGGTCTTCGTCCGTCAAGCCTTCTTTGACCTCCGGCTCCAGCAGGGAATCCAGCATCTTATTGTCAAAACCCAGCAGTTCAAGGTCAAACCCGTCCTCGTTTAAGTCGGTTACCTCTATCTTTAACAACTCAATATCCCAGCCAGCGTTAATGGCTAACTGGTTATCAGCGATGACATAAGCCTTCTTTTGGCTTTCAGTCATATCCTTAAGTTCTATTACCGGTACTTTGACTAGTCCCAGCTTACGGGCGGCCATCAATCTGCCATGTCCGGCGATGATGCCTTTAGTACCGTCAACAAGTATTGGGTTAGTCCACCCGAACTCTTTAATGCTTGCGGCTATCTGCGCCACTTGTGCATCGGAGTGGGTTCTTGAATTTTTAGCGTAAGGGATTAACGCTTCTACAGCGACTTCTTGTATTTGCATGGTTAACCAAGTGATTAGTTAATAACGCTTAAATTGTATTACTTTTTTGCTTTGCTGAGTTCTTTTTCTAATATTTCGCGACGACTTACTCGTTCGCGTTGCATCATATCCCGTATTTGTTGAATTTTGCTTAGTTCATCGGCGCTTGGACGCATACCGGTGCGGCGCTCAAGTTCAAAGGCCTCTTGGTAAACCTCTGGAATTAACTGACGATTGTTATCAATAAATTTTTTAGTGCCTTCGCCCACGATTGTGGTGTTGCGCGGAAGTATTACCTCATTCGGGTAGTTATAACCTTGGTATAGTTTGCCAGCCTCAACATATTTTGAGCCTTTTGGCACTTTAATTTCTACGATTTTGTCTAAACCGTATTCTTTTAAGAACTTTTCAGCCTCGGCGCGGTCTGTAGTGGTTGAAATAAAGCCTTTATCAAGGTCGCTGGTACGAGAATAAACGTTTTCAGGCACAGCCCTGTAAACAATCATGTCTTTTTGCGATGGTTTGGCTTTGCTAAACATTTCATCAAGCTGGCTAACTAACTTTTGGCCAGCAGAACCAATATCAGGGCCTTCACCACGCAAAAAATCATTAATTGGGCTTGAACTTTCAATATATTGGTCAAGCGCCTTTTTTTGAGCCTTAGTAATAGAACCCATCATATTTGGCACCATTTCAAGCTGGCGGGCAAAAGCCTCTTTATCACCAACCTGAATGCCTTGTGGCCCCATCGTTAACGCGGCATCAATATCAGCGCGTTGATTTGCTAGGTTTTGTGCCGCATTTGATACAACATTCCGGCCAAACTGGTTTAATGCTTGAGCAGTTTGGGACGGTTGCCGAACGATTTGACCATCCTGAATATAACCGCCTTGTCTTAGAACGTCAGCAAGCGTTGGCATTTAAGCAATATCCTTCGCAAACTTATTAAAATGTTTCATAAGCATGGCCTTGCGGCGCTCACGCATTTTTTGATTCTTTTCAAGCGTGGTCTCTTTGTGCGGTTGCAACAACGAGTTCTCAGGCTTTATTTTTTCTTTTTTAAACATTACATTCCTTTCTTTGCCATAGCCTCGGCAATTGCTTGCCGGCGGGGTTTCTTGGCGGTTTTAGCCGACTCCTTGAAGTCTTTAGCGGTTGGTCGACCTTCCTCCCCAGCGCGCTTCATGCGCTCGCCTGAACCCGCTTTTATGCGCTCACGTTTGGCATGAATGTTGGCATATAAACCTTGTTTCATTCTTTTTCTTCTCGTTTGCCTAAAAAGCGACCGTAAGCCTCTTCCAATGCGGCCTTGCGCTTACCTCTAGCGTTGTCGCGCTCAACGTTCAAAGCGATGGCAACAGCCTGCTTCTTGGGTTTGCCAGCCTTCATCTCTGCTTTGATGTTTTTGCCGACAGATTTTTTAGAGCCTGATTTATCGAGTGGCATGGTTATTCCTTTATTTCAAGAACTTAAGTTTGTAAGTCGTGGTGTTGATAAGGTCTGCAATCTCATCGATGATGTTTTGCAGTTCACTGTCTTGCGGCAAGTCTTGGCGGGCATCGCTGACAAAGGTTTGCAACGATTCCAAGTATTTGATTGGGTCTTTTGGCTGGTGGTATGCGCTTGGGAAGCTGGTCAGCTTCTCGTATTTGCCCATATAGGACTCAGCCAATTGGTCAGTCAGGTCAACAATTGCGTCATAGTATTCAGCAAGGGCGACGTGCTTTGCATAGGAGTCCGTACTCCAGTGGAAAAAGTGTGTGTTTGACGCGGAATGAAGCAACGTCGCCAAGAAGAGTGAGCAGTTTTCTTGCATAAGAACTCCTGTAGTTACGCAATTATATTAGGTTTTTTGCAAAATCCACACACTCCAATACGGATATTCGTCAAAAAAATTGTTTTTTTGCTCTTCTGTGGGTTTGTGTTCTGACCGGACGAATCGGTTGTATGCCTCAACGTCAAACATAAAACCATGCTTTTGGAATAGCCGGTACCAATAATTGATGGGTTGAATGTTCACGTGGGTTGGGTCGCCCATATACATTTCCACCGTTTCACCGTCTTTTACCGCGTCCAAACAAATAAACACGCGCCCGCTTGGTTTTATGACTCGGTTGAACTCCCGAAGTATGTCGTCCATGTGTTCTTGCGGGATATGCTCTAACACTTGGGCGGTGTGGACTAAATCAACGCTTTCAGACAGTACGGGTAGGTCAGATATTGAGCCACAAACCAGTTCGTTAGCGTAAAAGCCAAAATGCTTTTGACCAATTTCTATCATGTGCTGGTTTAAATCAGCGCCAAACACGCAAAAACCGAGTTTATGAAAGCCTTTGAGAATTGACCCACACGCACACCCTGCATCTAAAACAAGCCCGTCTGCGGGGGTTTTGCAGGCTTCTGTGACCATTTTTGCGTATTCTTCCTGCCAGTAGCCATGACCAAGGTAATCTAAACCTTGCTCCTTGTGTTCGTCGTAGTAAGCCTCGGTGTACTCGGTGACGGTCAGGTTATTTACTAGCATCGAGTACCTCGATTTCTACGCGGCACGCACCACCTTTAACGATTTCACCCCGCTGTACCAGCAAAATATCAATCTGCTCATCGTTATCAAATACACCGGCATCGGCTAACGCATCCCATAGGGCTTTGATTCGGTTGTCAATGTCCTGTTTACGCTTGTCGCGGGGGTGCAAGGTCACTGTCATTTGCAGGCGGGCGGTTCCCAATTTCGGGACTCGGTACTCCAGCACATATTCCTGCACTCTCAGCTTGAACTCTTTGCCGGCTTTGCTTACGAACCTTCGGTTTCCTTGGCTTCCCCAGTAGTGATTCACAGATGGCGGCAGTGGGAGTGACAATATCAGCATAGTTTCGCCAGTGCCATTTGTAGTAAATGCTCTTGGGTGAGTCCAAACTTACGCTCAAATGCTTTGCGACCCAAGAAGTGAAATCCATCGGGGCCAAATCGGTGGTGATTAGGACAGAGGGGGATAACAGGCGCGTCGCCCCTTCGAGTACTTCCATTTCGGATATGGTGCAATTCTGCGGGTGTTTCACTGTAGCCGAGATGCGTACAAAGAATGCACCCGATGGATGCCATTTTTTGATTATGTTCCCGTTCCTGTTTACTTGCCATCTGCCCAGTCGTACCATGTTCTGTAATATTCTTTAAACATATTAATGCCGTTGCCAGCCAATATACAACTGCCCGTCGGTTGGACTATGTAGAACTTGCCAATCCGCGTTTCGTTGTCAGTGTCCCCGTAAATAATCACAACCATGAAGTTATGAAGTGAGGCTAATGACTGTAGCAGTATTTGCTGACCTTTGCTGACCTTCTCACCGTCGCGTTTCCATTCCATGACCAAGAACTTGCCTTTGCGTTCTGCAATGCCATCAACGTTGCTGGGTACAAAGTTTGGGTTTTCGGCAATTAGCCCCTTAAATTCTGAATAATCGGTGTGCGTGGCATACGCATTACGCATCAGTTTGGTTTGCATGGTCAAAGGTCAGTTTTTCTAGTTTTTGCGCGGATTCATTAAGGTCAACCACGATGTCAAGCAACAACTCAATATCGTTGCTGGCAAGCGCGGTCTCAAAGAATTTGACGTTCATTTTTAGGATTAGGAGTTCTTCTGCGAGGTTCATACGGTGAGCCTTTCTAATTGACGGTTGTTTGCGGATTCTGTTTGCCATGCCTGAAACCGCATCTTGGCGGCCTCTAGCTTCCAGCGCAGGGCTTCTACTTGGCGGGTTGCCTCACCTATTGCTTTGGAAAGGTTCTGATAGTCCTCAGACCGGTATGCCTCACGTTCTTGCGCGGTAACCGTTTGCTCGTTGGACTCTGCCATCTTGATAGCTTTTAGGCTAGACTTCCAAACCTCAAGTTCTGCCAAATGGCCCTTGGCTAATGCGTATGCATCGGAGTTTGTGTAAATGTAATTTATTGCTTCGTGCGGGTCGTACTTTTCCATATTTCTCTCATCCTTTCTCTCACCTTTTCGGCATCTTCAGGGTATTGGTCAATCAAACGTTTTACTTCATCCCACCCGCGTCGCTGGCCAACACCAATGTACCAGTTTGCAAGGTATTCAATACGCGAATTCTCATCGTTCACAACTGCTCTTCCAGTCTCTTAATTTGGTTGCTAATCCTAGTACGCAATGTGGGCCAATCCTCGCCGGCATACGGTGTTACACCGACTTCTGCCGCCTTTTTAAGGGTTAGTTCGTTGGTGCTATACCATGGCAACTCAGGCTTTTTAGCGCGCTCAAACTCCAACTCGTCCTCCCAGCGACCTTGGTTTAACCACGTCGCGGGGTGGCAAATGTAATCCTTTTCGGTTTGCTTGAACTTCCAATACGCGATGTGCGTTGGTAGTGCCGCCAAAGCCTCGGCTTGCTCGTCCTTGGTTAGTCGGTTCCACGATTTTTCTGCCGCACGCTTGCCTATTTTGCGTGGGTATAGGCTATAAAAAGATTCAAAGCTCATTAGTCCATCCAATAGTAAAGAAATGCGGCAACAATCATAAAAAAGGCAAACAGTATGAAAACACCGATTGCAAAAAAGGTCATGACAGTTTCAATCAAAATGGTGCCTCCTCAAACTGTGACAAATCTATTTTTTTGACCGGCTTGCGGATGCATTTAAACGTCCATCCATCGCGCAGTCTTACAATTTGTCGTGCCTCTTCTTGGCGCCCAACGACACGCATGGTTTCACCGTTTTCGTCCTTAATCAAGTAAATCATCTAATTGCTTTCTTAGCGCCGCGCACTCATCTTCTAGCATTTTTATTTTTGCATCTTGTTCAGCAATACGAACAGTTATTTCATGCAATATTTGTTGTAAGTAAGGGTTCATTGCAATACCCTCGGTGATGGTGGTGATGGTGGACTTGGTGGTACGGTATAGCTGGGTGTGCCAATAGCGTAGCCTTGCGGGGTCACGACTTGGTTGGGGTACACCGTAAAGTTTTGGGTAGTAAAGCCTGCGTTATTAACGACTTGGCCCTGATTGCCTTGTATCTGCACTGTGCCGGTCACAAAGCCCTGTGGGTTGGTAATAACGTAGGTTTGTGCTTTTGCTGTACCAGCGCAGAAAATAATAAAAAAGCAGATTGCAAAGAATTCAATATGTTTCACGTGGAGCCTTTCTTGCCCCTTTCGGGGCGCTTGGTTTATCGGTCAATGCGGTTGGTGTAATCAAAACGGTCAGATTCGCAGTGTGCGTTGCGTTCTTGAGAAATCAACCAATCCATCGCGCAAGACCATTGTGACAGGGTGCAAGCCTCAACTTCTTTGATTCCAAGCCAACCTTCAACCAAACCGTCCTCAAGTTCGCGCTCCATCGCGTCAATATCAAGGGCTGGTGTGCCATCGCTATGGCGGCCAACGTGCCAAGCTGGGTTTTTATACATTGCATTTCTAATTGCAATCGCGGCTTTTTTTGCTGTTTGGTCGTACATTTTATTGCTCCTTTTCTATCTCACTCGTTATTGAGTAACGTCAGTATAGTTAAGAAGTCTTAATTATGCAAAGAATATTTATAGGAATAAACCCTTGATTTTGCAGTATTTTATATAATATATGTTAGTAATGATTAACTTCTGCCTTTTGGTGGAACGAACCCAGCCTTCCTAGGTTCGCCTTCATCTGCCTCATGGAGCCAACAGAACCCGTCAGTCTTTCGTTGTACCGGCACTAACTTCGCCACCGGTTTATGTGCTGTTGCAACAACTATCCCCCAGTAGCACTTGTATCGCAGTCGCTGGTGTCGGTTCCCGTCCAACTGTGACCGCAGAAATAGAAAAACCCCATAAGGTTGCTCTAAGTTCGACCCGCTTAAGTAATGAATCGGTAGCATTACCTAAACGCTCAAAGCAACCCTATAGGGTCTTTTACCGATTTAGCACTTAGCAGGGTCGAATCTGCCAGCACAGTATAACCAAATTATTGTTGATTGTGTAATTCAGGCCAAATAATTCCGTAAGTCGTTGGAAATAAGGTTTTGCGGGTAATTAACCCGTTGGTCTTTTCTTCCAGCGTTGCCGCCAAGAATATTAATTTATCACGCGGAATGTCGCTTTTTTGCCACATAGATACCGCAGGAACCGAAACTCCACAGAGTTTAGCGACCTTGGTAGCCCCGCCCAAAATGTTAATAATTGCTGTTGGATTCATTAGGGTATCTTAACAGAGGTTGGCTACAACCGCAATATTACAAATAAAGTTTGCATTTAATTTTAAGATAGGTTAACATAGTGTTACCGGATTGGCCGGTGAATATTTTGAAAGGAACTCGTATGAGTGAAATAGAATCACAAACCAATGATTTACTTCAATTACAGTGCGAATTAGACCGTATTTTTACGGTGTTAGAAGGCGGCACTGACTTATCCAAAGAACAGATTGACCTCCTGCGTTACGGCTGTGGCTTTGAGCCAGTTAACCGTAAGTCTGCCGCTGGGCAGGCAATTTGGAATATGTTAGTTGATACAAACGAAACCATTATGAGAGGTCTGAAATGAATAACGTGGAAAAAATAACCCTGCAACGAGCAATTAGTATGCTCAAGTCCTGTAACTTTATGTTTGCTATTGTTGATAGCGATGGCAACAAGCATGGCGACCTAGAAATAACCCATAAAAACCGCAAAAAGCGTGGGCCGCTGGTGTATCCCATGGGTACGCTACGCAACCATTATTTGCCGTTTATTAAAAACATGACCGATGATAGCGTTGGCGAGGTTCCAATTCAGAACTTTGATATGGAAACGCTACGCAGTTCGTTGTGCGCGTATATGTCTACAAACTGGGGTAAGGGTACTTACTCCACCACGATTGACCGCGAAAACAACAGCATTATCGTTCACCGTTACAACACACAAACCGAATTTGAGCCATTTTGAGGACACCATGATTATTTCAGATACAAGCAAAGAATTTAAAATCGCGCCCGCAGGCAACCACTTGGCAAGGCTGTATTCCTGCATTGACCTTGGCCACCAATCCGTTATTTGGAATGGCGACACCAAAATCATGCACAAAGTCGTATTGACGTGGGAATTGCATGGTGAGGACGAAAACGGTGAAAAGTTAGAAACCGAGGACAAAAAGCCGTTGATTGTTTCTAAGCGTTACACCGTAAGCCTTGGCGACCAATCTACCCTGCGTAAGGACTTGGAAAGCTGGTCAGGCAAAAAAATGACTACAGAAGACCGCAAGAACTTTGACCTCAAGAACCTATTAGGCAAGTTCTGTATGTTGTCTGTGGTGCATTCTGAGGACGGCAAGTACGCGAATGTGTCGGGTATTAGCGCTGTGCCAACAGCACTGCGTAATAACCTTCCTGACGGTATTAACGCGCCCGTACACTTTTGGTTGCAGGACTTTGACCAAGCCAAGTACGAGGCACTGCCGAAGTACTATCGCGAAAAGATTGCAGAATCATCGGAATGGCGCGGCAAGCAAAAGCGTGACGAAACACCCCCCATCCAAGACGACAGTGGTTTTGGCCCAGCAGATTCAGAAATCCCTTTTTGAGGTGAATAATGATAGTTAAGGAGAAAACAAGTGAATCCGGTCACTGGTACACCAAAGATGGCAGTCCAGCCTATACAACGGTTGGGGCTAACGGGAACGAGCGTGCAACAACGCTTCGCGACGCGCGGAAACTCGGACTTTTGCCAAGTGTTACAACAATTAACGGACTGCTATCAAAAGGCGGCCTTGATACATGGAAACAGCAACAAGTCCTCTTAGCCGCGCTGACTTTACCTAGACTTGACGGTGAGCCGGAGCAGGATTGGCTTGCGCGGGTCATGCAAGACTCTAAAGAAACGGGTCGCAAGGCGGCAGAGCGCGGTGAGGCTATTCATGCGGTCATACAGACGTTTTATGAGAACGTTTATGTGCCTGAGTACCCGCCTTACGTCAAAATCGTTGAGGCCGCGATAAACGAGCATTTTGGGCCGCGTTTGTGGCTCTCAGAGCGCTCGTTTGGGCATCCGGATGGGTTTGGTGGCAAGTGCGATTTGATGAGCAAGTCCGATTACGCTAGCCACTGGGATGGCGCTGTCGTGGATTTCAAGACAAAAGATACTCCTCTCGACAAGGCCGAGGTGTACTTTGAGCATATCATGCAATTAGCCGCGTATCGCCAAGGTTTAGAGATTCCCAAAGCCAAGGCGGCCATCTGCTTTGTGAACGGTACGACCAACGAGGTCAAAGTCGTTGGTGTTTCGGAGGAAGACCTACAAAAAGGCTGGGAATGTTTCTCGTGTTTGCTTAAGTTTTACAAGATTCGTAATAACATATAAGCAATGCCGAAAGGTGGGGCCAAAAGCCCCCTTCACGTACCAAGTAGGCAGAGCATCGGGGTTGTTAAGCCATCACAAGAGGATGCCGATATTAGGCGGTTTTATGGCTTTCTCGTCTATTTGTTGTAAAAAGCCAAATCTTGACCCCACCTAGGGTTTATCCCTATTAAATAATCCTTGCATTGTTAAGATTTCTTAACTACACTGTCATTACTCCATTGGGGAGTGAGATAGAAAGGACACCAAAATGCAAGTTTTAGACATCGCAGTAACCAAGGTTGACCAGTTGGGTATGTTATTGGCTCAAATCGCTGATTTAGAGGCCCAAGCAGACGCGTTAAAAGCCGAACTCAAGCAGAATGAGGGTCACATTGAGGGCAACCTTTACAAAGCCTGTGTTACGCTTTCTCAGCGCAACGTAGTCGATAACAAGGCGGTATTTGCCGAGGCAAACATTCCAGCAGAATTGATTGCCAAACATACAAAGACCACCGCAGTTATCACTTTAAAAGTAACCGCACGATAAGGAGCCGGTCATGAAAAAAGAACCATCCGTTTGGGATATATTGGGAGCGGCCGTCATGGGCGGTTTGCTAGCAGGATTTTTAATGTGGGCTTTTATTGAGAGGACGGGCTGGAAATGAACGTGCCATACAACACCGGAAAAATCAAAATTGGGGCAAATTACACCCCCAAGCAGTATGTGGAAACTGACCCCGATATGCTGAATTTGCAGACTTGGTTGATTGATGACCCAGCCCGTTTACGCAAGCAATACTGGGCGCGTAAGGTCTACATTGGCTTTTTAGTATTCGTCGTTCTGATTATTTGGCTTAGAACTTAGGATGGTCAGGACTTTTTTAATCTTTTCCTGACGGTCAGCGATTCCCAAGTTACCACCATTGATGCGTTTGGTCATGGTGGTAATGTCCATTTGGTCGGCTAACTCATTTAATCCGCGTTTATTCCAAAACCAGCCCGCTGTAAGCGCCGCTATGCGCGGTTCTTCAACGAGTTGAGGGTTAGATACCAAGTCCTCCCCTAAAGCCTCGCTGGCGGCCTTATAGTTATCTTTGCCGGTCAATTGGATTAAACCGCGCCCGATGTACTTCCAGCCATCCCCGTCCTCGGTATTACCCATCCTGCCGCCATACACCTTGTTGGCTATCTTTTCGGGGTTACGCTCAAAAGCGGTCGCTGTTTCTAGGTCAGGGAACCGGCTTGGCCACGTCGCCATCAAGGCTTTGGAAGAATAATTGAGGTTTTCGCGCAGGAATTTAAACCCACCGGACTCGTGCATACATTGACCTAAAAAACAGGCTTGACGGTTTGGGGTGTTAATTTGGTACTTATTAAACGTGTTATTAAGGGCTTCTGTCCACTTTGCGTCAATGCCCAAGGCTAATAGCTGGCTCTCAAGCATCTTTTTTGGCTTTCATTTCCATGATTTTTTCAAGCGTCCTGCCGCCAAAGTAGGCTGACATAATCAACATACCCCACTCGCCAAGCAGATTAACATACGATTCTTTAGCGTCGTACCCAAATGCTGACATCATGGCAAACAAGAAATAACCAGCAAAAATAGCCACTAATGACATGGGACGGATGTTTTTAGATAACCACGAATCAGAGCCTAAGTCGGCTTTCCAACGGTCAGAAATATTATTCTGCTCGTTCATGTCTGCTTGCAATTCGGCTAATTTGCCTTCCTGTTGCATCTTTAGCAGTTCTTGTTGGGCTTTGGCTTTAGCTTCAGGGTCAGGAATAAACTTATCCAAGACTTTCATTCCAACATCAAACAACGCGGTTAATGGAAACATTATTTACCCCACACTAAAAAATAAGCAATCCATGCGGCTACTGCAAAACACCAAAACTGCGCTACTTTTGCGCGATTTAGGTCTTTGTCAAATTCTTTTCGTAATTCTTTTTCCTGCTTTTCTAACTTTGCTTTTAGTGCTTCGACTTCTGCCCAGCGTTTACCGTATTTCTTTAAAAAATCATCACGTAACTTTGCTTCTTCGCGCCTGACCTTTTCTTCGTGTTCCCACTGCATCAGGACTTTTTTAAGAAACAATTCTTGACGAATTGCGTTCTCTTTTAATTCTCTGCGGCGGTCAAGGTTTCTTTGTGCCGCTACATCAATTGCTTCTTTTTGTACATCGGTAATGCTTTTAGAGAGTTCTTTACTAACTTCCCGACTTGCGTTTAGGGAACTGCTAAGTGATTTTGCGCCCTCTAGTAAACCATCCGACACATTGATAACCCCTATTTATTACCGAGCCAATGTGCAATAAAACCAACAAGCGAACTAAAAGCTGATACAAACCCCATACCGACCCAAAAACCGCCCCTAGAACGATTAGCCATTGCGACCAGTTCTTCAATCGAGGCTTCCATCTTGTCAATCTTTTTTGACATATCATCGAATTTGGCTTCATAGTTTTCTACTTTTTGCCAAAGCACTCCGTATTTCACAGGGTCAATCTCAAAACTCATACATCACCTATGGAAGTGTTGCAACAAAAGCCTTGGCCTGTTCCGCAGTCATCAGATTACCATCCGCATCCTCAAGCTGTGCTTCGTCAGCGTTGATTTGCTTTTTGAAGTTTTGATAGTCGGTGTTGTCGGGTGCAAATGGGATAGAATCTTTGCCATCACGCAATACTGCGGCATTTTCACCCCTATCATTTTTAAGTAGCTTGTATGTTGTCATCATAACTCCGCAGAAAAACTTAAGAAACCAGCATTAGTTTGAGTTCTTAAAGCGCCTGATGCACCAGCAGTTAAACCTGAAATAGAACAATCAAATCTACCACCCAAAATACCAATTTCAGTTGAATTTGGAACTGCTGAAGGAGTAGCTGTTGTTGGACTATAACCACGCCATTGATAATCACTAGCAGTTCCGCTTGTACCAAAAGTAGGTGCGGTTCTCATTGATACTGGTAATCCTATTGTAAAAATAGCGGCACTACTATTTTCAGCCCATCCACCAGCCATTGCAGTATATTGATAACCACTCGCAGAACCACCAATTTTTTGGAAGTAACGCTGACACAAAGCCAATTCAGTTCCATAAGGTCTGTAATCAAAGCTAGTAGCGGTAGAGCCTACTTCGAGTTGAACTCCTGTGATGTAAAAGGTTGCTCCGTTTGTTGCAAGAATATTTACTGCACCAGTTGGCAAAACTTTATATGATGCACTTGTCCAAGTGTTTGGAGTAGCTCCACCATAAGTTGAACCAGCAGATAAACCAAAAACTGCAAACATACCAACACCATTAGTCGAACCAATCCAAGTACCGCCTGTAGGTCCAGCAACAGTTATAGTTTTTTGTTCCCAAGTATTTGCCGAATTAATAGTGTAGCTAAATGCATAATAATAATTCATTGCACTATTTAAAAAAGAACCGCCAAAAGTGCCAGTTAAAGAACTTCTTACCCAAAAAGATAAAGTTACTGTTTTAGCATCAGCAGTTCCCCATCCTAAATCAGCAGTATTAAAGCCTTCTATTTTTTGTGTAAGCCAGTATTCATCGTTAGTACCGATAGTTGTTGCGGCTAGTGATGTAATCAAAATTGAATTGCTAAATCCAGTTGGTGCAGTAGATGATTGTTGGATAGAAAACTTAGCAGAATTTGTTCCGTAATATGCCCATCTATCTAGTGCATAAGTTGTTGTTCCGCCCGCATTGTTTGTACTAGCACCAGCATTACGCTGGTCAATCACCATCGCACCATTGATGATTCTGTTCTTAAATGCTGTAACTGGCACAAGATACTCAGAAGTATCTGCACCGCCATAAGTAGGGGTTGTAACCCCAAGTGTTCCATCGAGCGTGATAGCCATTATTGAATCTCCGCTAATTGTTCGTCTGTCGGCTGTTTAAGCGTTGGATGCGACCAAGATTTGATGTAATCGCCACGACCATCGCTGTCGTTTTGTAAAGTGATGACAGTCAAGAAATCCTCAGTTGTAAGGCTAGGATATAGAGCCATGATTTTGTCGTATAAACTCATGCCGCCCTCACTAAGCAACCACTAAAGCTAGTTAAAACATCGGAATTAAAAATATCTCTTGCACCGCCACTGTTTTGATAAACATA